AATAGACAGGCAGTAATGTCTGTAGAACAAACAGAAGAAACTACTGCAGGTAGAGACGTAATAACTACAGAAGTTTTAAAAGAAGTAGAAACAGGTATGGTTGAAAAACTCAACATTCAAAACATACCACCTTGGGTAATGATCCTATTGTTACTAGGATGGTTACTACCGACACCTACAGAAATGGGCAGAGGTATACTTAACTTTGTCTTATTATTATTTGGAAGATCAAAACTATGACAAGAGCACTAACAGAAAAACAACAAAAGCTATTGGCTGTACTGTTTGACGAAGCAGGTGGAGACATTGTGACTGCAAAGAAACTTGCAGGATACTCAGATGCTACATCATCTGCTGAAGTGGTAAAGTCTCTTAAAGAAGAAATACTAGATGCAACGCAGACTTATATGGCACGTAATGCACCGAAAGCTGCAATGTCTATGGTGGGTGCATTGTACGATCCTACAGAGTTGGGTATTCGTGATAAGATGCAAGCTGCCAAAGAACTACTTGATCGTACAGGTCTAGTTAAAACAGAAAAGATGCAAGTAGAAGCAAAGGGTGGTGTAATGCTTATGCCACCAAAACAAATGGATGACGATGACTAAACCTCTACAGAAGTGGAAGTTACCCCAACCAACCGACATAAAAGAAGACAACGAATGGATTGCAATTCCACGTATCTCAAGAACAATACCATTCGGATATGAAATAGATAAGGACGATCCTGATATACTTCAGCCTGTTGAGCACGAGCTTGATATGCTTGAAGAGGCAAAGAAATATCTAAAGCAGTATTCATATCGTGAAGTAGCAAACTGGTTATCTAGAAATACAGGACGGTCTATATCTCACGTAGGATTAAAGAAACGGTTGGATAATGAAAGACGTAGAAAAAACAAAGTTGGAAGCCTACGCAGATGGGCAGACTATGCGAAAAAGGCAATCGCCAAGGCAGAAGAAATCGAAAACAAACGCCTCGGTGCAAAAGCCATTGAAGAAGAAAGCTACCCCAAAGCCAGTTAGTATCGTTGAAGAGATTCCTGTTGAGGAACAGCACAACGTTATATTTAAACCTAACGATGGCCCACAAACAGACTTTCTAGCTGCAGGTGAACGTGAAGTTCTATATGGCGGCTCGGCAGGTGGAGGCAAGTCGTATGCAATGCTTGCAGACCCATTGAGGTATATGGGTCATCCTGACTTTTCAGGACTGCTTCTACGGCACACTACAGAAGAACTAAGAGAGTTAATATTCAAATCACAAGAAATGTATCCTAAAATCTGGAAGGGTATAAAGTGGTCTGAACGAAAAATGCAGTGGACTGCGCCCTCTGGTGCGAGGTTGTGGATGTCCTACCTAGACAGGGAAGATGACGTCCTGCGTTACCAAGGTCTAGCTTTTAGTTGGATAGGCTTTGACGAGTTGACACAATGGCCCTCACCATTTGCATGGAACTACATGCGATCTCGTCTACGGTCCACTGCACCCGACTTGCCAGTGTATATGAGAGCTACCACTAACCCAGGAGGTAGAGGACACCACTGGGTAAAGAAAATGTTTATTGATCCTGCTGCTCCAAATAAACCATTTGAAGCTACCGACATAGAAACAGGTGAGGTTCTTAAATATCCTGCAGGTCATGAGAAAGCAGGTAAAGCATTATTCAAACGTAGGTTTATACCTGCACGATTATCGGATAACCCATATCTATCTAAACAAGGTGACTATGAAGCAATGCTACTGTCACTACCAGAACAACAACGTAGGCAACTACTAGAAGGTGACTGGGATATAAAAGAAGGTGCAGCCTTTACAGAGTTTGATAGAAACATACATGTAATTGAGCCTTTTAGAATACCATCTAACTGGGTCAAGTTTAGAGCATGTGACTATGGGTACGGAAGTAAATCAGGAGTTGTGTGGTTTGCTGTAGCACCTGATGAACAATTGATTGTATATAGAGAACTATACGTAAGTAAAGTATTAGCTACCGATCTTGCAGATATGGTTTTAAACATGGAAGCAGAAGATGGTAATATTAAATATGGCGTACTGGACAGTTCTTTGTGGCATAAACGTGGAGACACTGGACCGTCACTTGCAGAGCAAATGATAAGCAGAGGATGTAGATGGCGTCCTTCAGATAGATCAAAAGGTTCTCGTGTTGCAGGTAAAAACGAAATACATAGACGATTACAGGTAGATGAGTTTACAGAAAATCCAAGATTAGTTTTCTTTAACACCTGTACTAACATAGTATCACAACTACCTGCAATACCGTTAGATAAAAAGAATCCAGAAGATATTGATACACATTCAGAAGACCACTTGTATGATGCGTTAAGATATGGTATAATGTCACGACCAAGGTTTAGTGTATTTGATTATGACCCATATGGAACACCTTCAGTTGGTATGCGTGTAGCAGATGCAACGTTTGGTTATTAAGGAAAAAATAAATGGCAGAAGAAAACGACATATTTATTGAAGACGATTCAATTGCATTAGAGGATACAGATAACTCTGTTGAGGAAGATGCAGATACTTCTAAAATTATTCCATTTATCATGGAACGTTATCATAGGTCTGAGGATTATCGTAGGCAAGATGAAGAACGTTGGTTAAAGTCGTACAGAAACTATAGAGGTATATATGGTCCAGATGTACAATTTACTGAAGCAGAAAAATCTAGGGTTTTTATTAAGGTTACTAAGACAAAAACTCTGGCAGCATATGGACAAATCGTTGATGTACTTTTTGCTAATAATCGTTTTCCTCTATCAATAGAACCTACAGAATTACCAGAGGGTGTAGTTGCAGATGTAAGTTTTGATCCTGCTGAACCAGAGCAGATGCGTGAGAACGAATTAAATGAAAGTAGTCCTTACGGTTTTAAAGGTGACGGTAAAGAATTTCCTGCAGGTGCTACACTTAAAACATTAAATGAAATGCTTGGTCCTATCAAGGATAAGTTTGAAGGTATAGATAATGTTAAAGAGGGTGTAGGTAAAACACCAACAGCTATTACATTTAGTCCTGCAATGATTGCAGCAAAGAAAATGCAAAAGAAAATACAGGATCAATTAGAAGAGTCCTCTGCATCTAAACATTTACGAAGCACTGCATTTGAAATGGCATTGTTTGGTACAGGTGTAATGAAAGGACCATTTGCTGTAGACAAAGAGTATCCTAACTGGGATGAAGAAGGTGAATATAATCCTGTAATGAAAACAATACCACAGGTATCTCATGTATCTGTGTGGAACTTCTATCCTGATCCAGATGCAAATAGCATGGACGAAGCACAGTATGTAATTGAACGTCACAAACTTTCTCGTACACAAATGAGAGCATTAAAGAAACGTCCATACTTTCGTAGTACCGTTATTGATGAAGCCATATCACTTGGTGAAAACTACGACAAACAATACTGGGAAGATGATTTATCTGACTATGCACCAGAGCACGGTGTAGAAAGATATGAAGTACTTGAGTATTGGGGTATGTGTGATGTTGAGATGCTTGAAGAGCAAGGTGTAGATATTCCAGAAGAACTATCTGCATTTGATGAACTACAAGCAAACGTATGGATTTGTAATGGTAAACTAATCCGTATGGTTCTTAATCCATTTAAACCTGCACGTATTCCATACCAAGCTGTACCATATGAACTAAACCCATATTCATTCTTTGGTGTAGGTATTGCCGAAAATATGGATGATACACAAACACTTATGAATGGCTTTATGAGAATGGCTGTAGATAATGCTGTATTGTCAGGCAACCTACTAATAGAGGTAGATGAAACTAACTTAGTTCCAGGTCAAGACCTATCAGTATATCCAGGGAAAGTGTTTAGAAGACAGGGTGGTGCTCCAGGACAAGCTATCTTTGGCACTAAGTTTCCCAACGTTGCAGGTGAGAACTTACAACTGTTTGACAAGGCACGAGTACTAGCTGATGAGTCTACTGGTTTTCCTTCCTTTGCTCATGGACAAACTGGTGTCATGGGTGTAGGTAGAACTGCTAGTGGTATTAGTATGCTTATGGGTGCAGCTAGTGGCGGCATTAAGAATGTAATTAAAAATATAGATGACTACTTACTACGTCCTCTTGGTGAAGGACTGTTTAGATTTAATATGCAGTTTGACTTTGATCCAGAAATGCGTGGTGACTTAGAAGTTAAAGCACGTGGTACTGAATCACTAATGGCTAACGAAGTACGTAGCCAACGACTAATGCAATTCTTGCAAGTATCTTCCAACCCTGCACTTGCACCATTTGCTAAATTTCAATATATTATTAGAGAGATTGCAAAGTCTCTTGACCTTGACCCTGACAAAGTAACTAACAATATGGATGAAGCTGCACTGCAAGCAGAACTTATGAAAGGTATGCAAGCAGAACAAGCACCAGAGGGAGCACCTGCAGGAGCTAACCCAATGGATACATCAGGAGCAGGTGGTGGTAATATAGGCGTAGGCCAAGCACCAACACCACAGGAACAAGGATTTACAGGTAATGCAGGACAGGGAGCACCTCAACAAGCTCAAGGCGTTG